CACTGCATTGAATGGTAATGTAGACCCTGATAAATTTATTCAATTTGTCAAAATAGCACAAGATACACATATACAGGAGTATTTAGGAACAAGATTATTTATGAAAATAAATGATGACATTGTATCTGATGACTTAGCAGAGCCTTATACATCGCTTTTAAATACTTATATTAAACCGATGGTTATACATTGGGCATTATATGAATATTTACCGTTTGCGAGTTATCAGATAGCAAATAAGGGTATTTATAAAGGTGGAAGTGAAACAAGTGAAACAGTAAGCAAAGAAGAAGTAGATTATCTAATCAATAAACAACAGAGCATAGCACAACACTATACAACAAGATTTAAAGATTATTTACAATTCAATCAAGCAGATTTTCCTGAATACAACGAAAATGCAAATAGTGATATGTTTCCTAATAGAAATACGATAAATTATGGCTGGTACTTATAAACCTAAACAAAGTAACATAATCAAATTACAAGCATTTATTAAATCTTTATCAAAATGAGAATTATAAACAGACTTAAAGCGACTACTCCTCCTTTTTTTAAAAAAGTAAGAAACATTGGTTTAATAGTTGCAGGAGTAGGAACAGCAATAGCAACAATTCCTATAAGTTTGCCTGTAGGATTAGTTGCAGTATCTTCGTATTTAATCGCAATAGGTACAACTGCTGCTACGATTGCACAAACTGCTGAACAAAGATGACAATAGGAAGTTCTGAAATTTGGATGTTTATTATTGCTACTGCAACAGGAATAATCGGTTATTTCCTAAAAATCGTTCACAATGATGTACGGAAAAATACGGAAGAAATAGGAAAGCAGAAAGGCAAGATTGAACTTGTTGAACAGGAAGCACGTTTAAAATATCAAGCAATACAAGAACAAACGCAACTTGAAATAAAGAATCTTGCTAAGAATGTGAGTGAGTTATCCAGTGCAGTTAAACAACTTATTTTAGATAGATAATGGATAGTAATCGTTTTTTAATACTGGCATTTGTATTAGTATTACTAATTTATACTACATTTATGATAAATAACGATAACAATCAACTAAAATGAATCTAAGTAAACACGTTACTAAACAAGAATTTGAATTATCTCCTACTGCTATAAGATTAGGAATAGATAATCAAATGAACGAAGAACAAACAACGAAAGCAATACTTTTGTGTGTTAATGTTTTTGAGCCTATCAGAGCAAAAGTAGGACATCCAATAAAAGTAAATTCAGGTTTTAGAAGTGCTAAACTAAATAAAAAAATAGGAGGTAGCACAACATCACAACATTGCAAAGGCGAAGCAATGGATTTAGACCTGCACGATAAAGATACTTTTGAGTGGATTATTAAAAATATAGAATTTGACCAATTAATATGGGAATTTGGAAACAATGTTTCTGCTGATTGGTTTCATATATCATATAAAAAAGAAGGAAATCGTAAACAAGTACTCCGTAGTTTAAAGAAACACGGAATTACAATGTATGTACCTTATACACCTTATTAATGACTAAAAAACGTCTATTCTTCGACATTGAAACATCTTTTAATGTTGGTATCTTTTGGAGAGCAGGTTATAATCAAACAATAAGACCTGAAGATATAATCCACGAAAGAGCAATCATTTGTGTGTGTTGGAAATGGGAAGAAGAAGATGAAGTTAACGAGTTACATTGGGATAATAAACAATCAGATAAAAAACTTCTTGAAAAGTTTATCCAAGAAATAAATAAAGCTGATGAGATAGTAGCACACAACGGAGATAGATTTGACTTAAAATGGCTTCGTACAAGGTGCTTATTTCATCGTTTACCTATGTTTCCTTCATATCAAACAATAGATACGCTTAAAATCGCTAAAAAGCAGTTTAATTTCAATTCTAATAAGTTAGATTATATAGCAAAGTTTTTAGGATTAGAAGGCAAGTTAGAACACGAAGGTTTATCTATGTGGAAAAAGATAGTATTTGAAAAAGATACTGAAGCATTGAATACTATGATTGACTACTGCAAGAAAGATGTTTTAGTATTGGAGGAAGTATACAATACTATTAAAAACTATAGTACTCCAAAAGTCAATTATGCAGTATTAAGAGGTGGAGATAAATACGAGTGTCCTGAATGTTCAGGTACTCACGTTTCAGTAAATAAAACTTACACTACTTCAATGGGCACTATTAAGCATTCTATGAGATGTTTAAATAGAAAATGTGGTACTGCTTATAATATTAATAATAAAACGTATATGGAATTGCTTAAATTTAGAGCAATGAACAATATAAAGTAATATCTTTGATACGTTAGTTTTCATAGTTTTTGGTTAGTTTAATCCCCTTGCAGAGATGTGAGGGGATTTTTTTTGCTCCTGAAAGCCTTATAAACATTGAGAAAATGAAAATAATTTAAAAATAATTGTTAAAAAACTTGCACGTTATTAATAAAGTATTGTATATTTGTAGAAACAAAAACGATAAAACTAAAAGCTATGAAAAAAGTAATTAAAATCAAAGGAACTTTTATTAACTCTTTAACAAAAAGAGAAAATAACTCAACTTATGTTATGGTTAATGAATTAGGACAATATGGATATTTGCCTAATGAGAATACTCCATATATGCCAGTTGGAGGTAAGAAAACATTATTAAGTGTTGAATCTATTTTAATTTTTAAATAATGATACATAGATATACTATTACAAATCTAATATTAGATTATTTAAAAACAGATGATTTAAAAAAAATATCAGCTTATGAAATTAATAAAACAGTAAATGATTTAATAGAGCTTAAAGTTGAAAATTTTATTGATATATATAATTATGTTGATGCTAAATTTAATTTGAATTATAGATGTACGCAATAATAATTTTAGAAAAAGAAAAACAATTATTAGAAGATTGTTTAAAAGGATGGAATAAAAAAGAATATCCTGAAGCATTTAATGACAGAAATAATAAATTAAAAGATATAAATAAAGCAATTAAACTTTTAAAACAAACACTATGAAACATTTAACACCTTTTGGTCAGCGTTTAGTTCTGACAATCTTTTTATCCGTAATTATCTACGGACTTTATTTAACACAAAATCTTAACGTATGAACTTTGAAAGCTATTTACAAGGGAGAAAAGATGTATTAAATACAATACAATCTTATCTTGAATTTTGCATTAATAATCTTTATTCAGTAGAAGAAGTACAAACAATAACAGACATTAATAATTTTATCTTAAAATTAAAAAATAATGAAAACAATACCAATAGCAATGATTAAACGATGGTGGAGTAAGCCATCCATAAAACAGGAAAAAGGAGGTAATTTCAATATGGATTTATACCTTAGAATATGCGATATTAAATTAAACAACTATGGACAAATTCGTAAAACAAGTATTAAGTAAGTATTGTGAAAGAGCAGAAGCAGGTTTAGAAAAATACGGAACAACATTAGAACGTAAAGATTTAAACCTATTAGACTGGCTCAATCACTTACAGGAAGAATTGATGGATGCGACATTATATATTGAACGATTAAAAAGTGAATTATGACACCGAAAGAAAAAGCAAAAGAGTTAGTTGATAAATATAATGAATTAGGCAAAGATTATACGAGAGGAGTTTCTATAAATGAATTTGCTAAACAATGTGCATTAATAGCAGTTGATGAATTAATTAAAAATAGCCATTCCGACAAAAGGACTGAATATTGGCAACAAGTAAAACACGAAATAAATCAATTATGAAACTTACAGAGATTAAAGGACAGGTACAGATAAAGAATAAATACATCAGAAAAGAACGTAGTATATCAGAACCTAAAGAAGTAGGAATAGATAAAGAACTAATAAGAAACTATTTTAAAGGCATAAAATATAGAGGAGTTTATTTCATTACGTTAAAGCAGGAAGCCTGTATTCAATTAAAAGATGCTGGACATACATACGAACAAATAGCAGACCTTTTAAATATGCACCATTCTTCAGCACAGCACCTATATAAACATCGAAAAGAAGATTCACAATGCTTTGAAGTAAAATATCAATGGAAGGAACTAATTAATAAAAAACTTTATCCAGTAACTGTCTGCTATTCAAGATATGATAAAATAAATTTTTCATATTTTCGATATATTGAGGTTGTATATGTAGATAAATTAGAATTAAATAAGTATATTAGCATAAACTAAAAACAAATAATATGAAAACAACAAAAGAATCCTTTGAGGATGCGATTCCAAGA